ACTTTCTTTGCTGCATGCGCAGATAGATATCACAGGAATGCTGTGGATTGCAAAAGGTTTAGATTTTGTTCTATGTGTAAAAGTACATAAAAATATAGAAATGAATAAAACTCAAAAGAAATTGTTGGCAAGGCTTATGGCTGTTACAAACAGCCTTGGCGGAACGCTTGACGGTACTGCTACCTGTGAGCAAAAATACATTGATAGGCAACGTGCTCACAGGCTCTCATACAAGGTCATATATGGTTTATTTGGCGATAATCCTAACAATCCCTATCGTGAAGATGATATAAATAATGCCTATAAAGCTATTGAGGAAATGGAGAAACTGGTACAAAAGGTATATCCTGACCGGAGTGGCTTTTTGAAAAATGAAGAAAAACAATAACCCTCAAAACAGAAATAGAAATGAGTGAATTATATATACCGCCTGAGCGATTTGAGAGAGACTTAATTACCGGACGATTTTTAAAAGGTTGTGTTTCTCGCAACAAGGGTCGTAAAATGGTTTATCATTCAAAACGTTCCAAGGCCAGAAGTATAAAAAATCTGTCTAAAGGACGTGGGGCTTGGCATAAGACTGGTGCAGGCATGAATAAAAAGAGCGTTGTTTTGATAAAGGATGAGAAATTATGTGGAGTATTCCCTTCGATACAAACGGCTGGTAAGATGATTGGCGTGGCTCCTTCTTTGATCAGTGCTATATGTCGGAAAGTGAGAGGCAAACATACGGCTAATGGATACAGATGTTTTTTCGAAGATAGCAATGATTGGTATAATTTAATTAAACAAGATTATGAATAATGACAGGCAGAAGATATTAACTGATTATATTTCCTACTTATACACAACAGGCAGAACTTATGATACTGTCGGGAAATATATCAAATATGTAACGGATTTTCTTGAACGTACTGAAGATGTCAATCGTCGTGGCTATCTGGTTTATAAGCGTGAAAATGCAGATGTCATGGTGCGTCATTCGCTAATGTGTTCAGCTATATGCGATCTATTATCCTATCTCAACATCGGATATGGAAAAAGGGGAAAGGCGGTGAAACCTTTGGAAAAACTTGATGTCATTTCGGATAAGAACAAGAAACAACTTAATGATTTCATTATATGGCTGACTGACAACAATGATTACTCTTCTCATACAGTTTATATATATTACACATCCATGAAAAAGTATTTCGAATACGCCAATGAGGTAAACATGGATAATTGCAGGAGGTTTATAAAAAGTCTTGAAGAAGAAAAATTATCTCCCGCTACCATCCGTTTGCGGATTACAGCAATAGAAAGATTTTCCAAATGGCTGAAGAAGCCTATAGAACTGAAGCGTCCCAAAATAAAGCGCAAGCTTGATGTGAACAATGTGCCGACCGAGGAGGAATATAACCGGCTGTTGGAATATCTCAAGGCAAAAAACAATAAGGATTACTATTTCTTTATTAAGGTTTTGGGAACAACGGGCGCCCGTCTGTCGGAATTCCAGCAGTTTACGTGGGAAGACATCATATCCGGGGAAGTGGTATTAAAAGGAAAGGGTAACAAGTACCGTCGATTTTTCTTTCAAAAACAGCTACAGCAAGAAGCAAAGGCTTATGCTAAAGAACATGGTAAAACCGGGATTTTTGCGGTAGGGAGATTCGGCCCAATCACACAGCGTGGCTTTTCCCAGCACTTGAAAGCATGGGGAAAACATTGCGGCATTGATCCAAGGAAGATGCACGCGCACGCCTTCCGGCATTTCTTTGCTAAAATGTTCCTGAAAAAAAACAAAGATGTTATTCAACTGGCTGACCTTTTAGGTCATGGGAGCATAGACACAACAAGAATTTATTTACAGAAAAGTTATGACGAACAAAAAAAAGATTTTAATCGAAACGTTACATGGTAGTGTAGCGCAGCTCAATGAACTGTCATCCATGACCGAAGGGATAGACATCTATGACGAGACCGGGTGTGTTGACACTGATTTTTTGATAGAAGCGATATCTTGCGTCAGTGCCTTCATGGACGCAAGCAACATAGTTATTCAAAAAATATCTTCACTGTTAGCGCCGGATGCTCCAATGGACGAAAAGAAAAAACTTGCTGATGAAGGTAAGAAATGGAATGTGGAAGAAATACTGAAACATTGTACTCTTGAGAACAATATCCTCAAACTTCCTCAAGTTCAATTCAATAAAAAATCTTATGCCGAAGCAAAAAAGTGGATAGAAGAAGCCGGCGGCTCATGGCAAGGTGGGAAGATACAGGGTTTCACATTCCCGTTTAATCCGGAACGTGTGTGTTCCATACTGAAAGAGGGTAAACGGTGCAACCTACAGCAGGATTACCAGTTTTTTGAAACTCCGGCCGATGTTGCTGACTGGCTGGTTATGCTTGCCGGAGGGATACATGAGGATGATACGGTACTGGAGCCGAGTGCCGGGCGTGGCGCGCTTGTAAAAGCAATCCACCGGGCTTGTCCTTCTGTAATGGTTGAATGTTATGAACTGATGCCGGAAAACAGAGAATATCTTCACACCCTTAACAACGTAATATTGCTTGATGAAGACTTTACCAAAGACAGTGTAGGTAGTTATACTAAGATAATTGCAAATCCTCCGTTTTCCGGTAATCAGGATATAGAGCATGTCAGGCTTATGTATGATCGATTGGAACAAGGTGGAACCCTTGCAGCAATAACCAGCCAACACTGGAGATTCGCTTCGGAAAAGATATGTATTGATTTCCGCAACTGGCTGAAAGAAGTACATGGAGAAGTGTTTGAAATCAGCGCAGGCGAGTTTAAAGAGAGTGGCACTTCTATTAGTACAATGGCGGTAGTTATAAAAAAATAATTCAAAACTGATGAAAAAAAGAATAAGAAATAAAATGATGAATAATCCCGGAAGGTATAAGCTACATCAGTATTTGAAATATGCTCACCAATGGGCGGATACAGTCAGCTATAAATGCCGGTTATATTTGATATTGGATAATGGGAAAATAGTAAAAACCGATTAATAACATTAAATTATGAAACAGACAGTAGAAGAAGCAGCAATAGAAAGCTGCGTGATAGATAGAAGCATATACAATGACGAGTATCAGCCGTATTACTTGGATGGCTTTAAGGACGGTGCAGAATGGCAGTCCAAGCAATCTCCGTGGGTAAGTGTGAAGGAACGGTTGCCGGAAGAAAACAAAGAATATTTAGTCGTTCTTGACAATAGAGTGGTATACGTAGCTCAATATAATAAGAATAATAAATCTTGGCTCATATATGGAACTGGATATACTTATAATGTTGTTGTCGCTTATATGCCCATCCCGTCTTTCGATGAAATATTAGAAGCCAACAGGGATGTACTTGAACGGATTAAACAGAAAGGAGACTGAGATATGAAATTAAGACAAGCAAAAAAGATAATGAAGAATATCCGTAGAAATGCACGCATGGAGTATTTATACGGATTAGGACGCTCGATGAAGGCAAATGCTATTTGCGTTAGACACTATGGCAGAGTGGACAAATTTACAAAGCTAATCAATCAAATAGGAGGTAAAGACCCTCTATTAGCAATCAAATTAATTAGACAATATGGAAATAAATAACGGAATAATAATAGACGGAGTGCTGCATGAAATGATTGAACTGATTGATGTGTCCAATATAAATTTCGATTGCAGTGAATGTTCATTGTGTAAAGAATGCGAAGAGTGTGAGATGAAGCATGGATCATACCTGTGTGATGTGATGGCATGTTTCTTTTTTGTCAATCGTGGCAAAGTAACGGATATTAAAACAAAGGAGGAATAATGAAAGCAAAGTATTTTAAAAAGATAAGAAACCAAGTTAAGTGGTATAAGGTATCATACAGAGATAATTTGTTTTTTGATTTTAGAGATGAAAAAGAGATATTGGCTAAATCTCCTGAAAATGCTTGTGTCAGATACCATAAACGTACTGGATGTTTTGTTAACAAATATAATCCTAACAATATCACACAACATAGCGAATGTTTTTCAAGGTTCAAAGTATGTATAGGTAAGAAAGTAATGTATTTCGATTAAATATGAAAGCAAGAATAAAAAGAAAAATACAAAAACGCCCATTTTTATATAATGTAGGACAAGTATTTAAGGCTTGTGATTGGCTTACTAGTATTCAGCGTGGAAATATAGTTTGGCGTAGGTATCGTTCATTTGGTACTATTATTAAATCAGAATATTAAATATGAAAGCAAGAGTAAAATCAACAGGGGTTTTGGTGGATGTAACTCCCCAATTAAACATCAACTCTCAACATAGCAGAGATTATTTATATGTATGTGATAACATGGTATTCAAGGAATGCGAACTTGATTTTTCAGCTATTGACTGGGAACAGCGTAGATACGAACTGGCTAAATCCGCAATGCAAGGGATTTTAAGTGACAATACAGAAATTGGTTACGCTTGTTCGGAAGCAGATTACAAGAAAGGAGAGAAACATACAATACCTATAAGCATTGCTCGGTTTGCAATTGCTTGTGCTGATGCTTTAATTAATGAATTAAAATGATAAAAGTATTAATAAATAAAACTCCTATCGCTCGCAAAGAGCATAGATGTGAATTTTGCGGTGAAGTAATACACATTGGAGAAAAATATAACAGACAGACCAATGTTTGTGATGATCGTGTTTATGATTGGGTTAGTCACTGTGATTGCACCCAATTAGCCTATGAACTTAACATGTTTGATGATTGTGATGAAGGTCTTGACGGTGATGGGTTTATTGACAACTTGAATCAGTATGTTTATGACAATCACTATGATGATAAAATATTGGCATTACCACGCTATGAACTTGTAAAGAAGGTATTGGACGAATTTATACATTAGTGCTATGGATGATGTAAAATTATCATTAAGACAGATAGAAAAAATGGAACACGCTATAGGGTTTGAGCGTGGTATAATAAAAAGAAATAGATACAAAGTTTATCGTAACTGGTATATTGTTAATCATCCTGATGATGATTGGGAAGAGTTGGTGTTTATTGGTTACGCTAATAGAAGATTGTTAGATATAGAAAAACAAATTGTGTACCATGTTTCCGAACTTGGAATGAAATATCTAGGTGTGTTATTAGGATGTATAATAACGGAGGAGGAATAAACAAGATCGTAAACTTATTGGATAATTATTATGAGTAAATATAGATACAGAGAAGTAAAGAACTATATCCACAACGAACTAAAGTTGACTAAAGAGGATATAAGGGAGATAATGATTCCTATCATTAGAGAGGAGGTTAAACGAGTTTTCCATAATACTTATGGAAATGATGTTTCTCTGGACAACTGGATTCGATGTATGGTTTCCGATGAAATAAAACGTCAAGGAGGCTTAAACATGTTATGGACTTTAAGTAAGGAGGCAATAAAAACCGAGATAACTGACAAATATTCAATTGAGGTAAATCTTAAAGAAAAGTAAATTATGAAAGCAACAATAAAGGCAACTGGAGAAATTGTAGAGATTAAGGATTTATATGATGATGGTACTGCATTGGTGGGAAACATGTATATCAAGGTGTCAGAACTTAATTTCTTTAGTGAAAACATTGATTGGGAACAACGTAGGTACGAATTGGCAAAAGACATTATTAAAGTTGTTATAGCAAACGATAATGGTGCTAATTCTGAAGTAGTCGCTAAATATTCGCTTAATTGCGCTGATGCCCTAATTAAAAGACTAAAGGAGGAGAATCATGGATAGTGTACAGACACAAACCTTTTCCATTAGAGGGGATGGAGGTGGTGAGGCATATATTGACTTTTGCAACGGCCAATTATGTGTTTCAGTTGTCATAGAAGATAAACAGGCAGATTTTCACTTTGATTCTGTTACGTTAGGGATGTTTGCCCATGCTTATAAATTACATTGTGAAGAATGTAAAGAGTGTAAAGGAGAATAACCATGACCGAAGAATTTGTAACATTAGAAACAGCGAAACTGCTGAAAGAGAAAGGATTCAATGAAAGAAAATATCTCATAGATGTTTCCACTTTGAATCATTGTTATAAATACCTATCTGTTCCTCCGCAATCCGTCGCCCAAAAGTGGTTACGTGAAATCAAAAATATTCATATATGTGTATATAACTGTGCTTGTGGCTATGGATACGAAATCTCTAAAGCTGACAATGGAACTCATATAACTAGTTCTGTTTATGAAGGACCTAATGATGGTGGTGAATGGGACACTTATGAAGAAGCACTTGAAACCGGATTACAGGAAGCATTAAAACTTATATGATTATGAAGAAGATATTTTTCAACGATAAATTAGGATTAACCCAAGCGGTATTGGATGGTCGGAAGACTATGGCGAGACAAATTGTTCCATTTACATTTAGAGAAGATAAAATGCATTTATCTCGATACAAAGTTGGTGAAATTTATGCCATTGCTCAAAGTTATGAAACCGTTTACCATGAACAAGGGTTGGAAACACTTGATATGTTAGTTAGTAGTTGGAAGAATAGCAAAGGTTGGCGCAACAAGTTATTTGTTCGCGCTGATGCCATGACACATCATATCCGCATTATCAATGTTAAGATTGAACGACTCCAAGATATAGATGATGAAAGTTGTATGAAAGAAGGTATAGGAAAATATTTTTTAGGATTTGATTCACCGCATACCGATTGCATGGGTTTTACATATAGTTTTGATGAATCTGGAAAGTATAAGTATCCTAATGCAAAACAAGCCTTTGTCGCTCTCATATGCAAATTATTAGGCAAATGTATATGGGAAAGCAACCCTTTCATGTTCGTTTATGAATTTGAACTTATTGATTAACAGATTATATTGTTATGGAAACAGCAGAATTAATATTTAAAGGTATCCTTACCTTATTAAATGCTTGTGCTTTGATGTTTACCTTAATCTTGGTAAGCAAGTGGCACAGACGCATGGAAGACAAGATGGATAAGATAGAAGGATATGTCCGCCATGTATCAGTCAATTTTTGGACTTGCCAAACATCTTGACATAGATTTGCTTTGGCATATCGAGCAAAAACAAAGATATAACGAATTAAGACCTATGTTGAACGGAAAAAGATATTGATTATGAAACGTGAAATAAAATTCAGAGGGAAAGAATTTGAAACAGGACAGTGGATAGAAGGATCTTTGACAACATATCCAAGATACTACCCAACTATTACACTCGTTGAAGATGCTGAACCTATTCCAAAAAAGACAACTTGTGTAGTTCTTCCTGAAACAGTAGGACAGTTCACCGGATTATGTGACAAGAACGGCAAAGAGATTTACGAGGGGGATATAGTCAAAAAAGAATATGGGATTGATATTCCTAATGGAGTTTTTTGTTCCAATGTTGCTGGTTACGACAATTTTTCAGTAGATTATATTGATGGTGGGTTTCGTTTGTTAAATAATCAACGTGGATTTTTATTGTGCAAAGGTAATCATCTTGAAGTGATAGGTAACATATATGATAATCCGGAATTATTGAAAGAAAATAAGCGATGAAAACAATTTTATTTACAATTATATTCATAATAGCTATATTATGGGTTGGAGATCTTACAATTACATTCAAGCCGTTTTCCATCTCGCTTCCTAGTTGGTATAAGGCTTTGGGTATCCTTCTATTTTTTCTGTCAATGACGGTATATAATATAGGGGAATATACTAAAGGCTATAAACAAGGTTTCGATGATGGAGTAAAGGAATGTGTTGAAATACTTAAAAAGAAAAATCCATGAGCAAACTATACAAAGTAACCATTTCCGATGCATCATCTGTATCATGTCTGCTGTTTTATTCTAAAAGTTAAATCTTTGGTTATGAGTATTTTACGACTAAAATAATTGTGTAAATATTTGGCTAATTCATTGATAATGAGTATCTTTACAATACTTAAAAGAAACCAATATTACTAACAATTAAAAGACAAGAGCAATGAAAGCAACAATCGAATTAACAAAGAAGACAGCTTTAGAAGAAATTATTAATAGCAATGATATTGATACAATAAAGTCTTTGATAGAACGCAAAGAGATGTCGTTAAAAGAAGCAGAAGAAAATGCGGCATTCTACGAAAGTATCTGTAATGAAGACTTTGCAAGTAATGAAAGGCAGAGAGCCAATAGACTTATTCGAGATATAGAAATATTAAAGTTAGCAATTTAATACATAAGAGCAATGAACACATATTACAAGTTTGCGCCAAACGTGTTTTTGGCAAAGTGCGAAGAGATGCACAAAAAAGGTGAAGAAATTCTAGTTACCACCAAGTATGGCAAAGAAAACGAAAGCATCGTTTTCAATCTAATTCTCGAGAAAGATGGTTTTTATTATTACTCCATCGCCCGGGCTGATGGCTTTAACGTTCAAGAATGGGCTAAGCAAAGAGCGGAACGCAGACGTGAATGGGCCGTATCAGCAGTGCAAAAAAGTAATGAGTATTTTCAGAAATCGAATAAACATCGAGATTTTCTTTCTTTAGGCGAGCCCATCAAAGTAGGGCACCATAGTGAACGAGGTCATCGCAAAATGATAGATGATGCCTGGAACAACATGGGTAAAAGCGTTGAGTTCAGTGATAAGGCAAATGAACATGAAAGAGTGACCCAATATTGGGAGAAACGTGCCAACACGATCAATTTGTCTATGCCGGAAAGCATTGACTTCTACGAACACAAGTTGGAACAAGCGAAAGAATACCATGAAGGTGTAAAGTCTGGCAAATATCCGCGTGAACATGCTTATACTCTTACTTATGCCAAGAAAGCAGTTAATGAAGCACAAAAGAATTACGAACTTGCTAAAAAGTTGTGGGGAGATGAAAACGAAAACCAATAAAGCGATTTCATTACTCCAGTGCGGTGATTTAAAAGCCGCACTAGCAATTTCCTCCACTTTTCGCATTGGATTTACCAAAGAAGAACGCAGAACATTGAAAATTGCGTATGAATGTCTTTCTGGTAATGCCGGGTTCTACCAGCAGATTGGTATTGACACCAATAGCGAGATAGAGAAAAGTAAATCCATCCTTTTATCAAAATATATGTTGAAATCAGCACCATAAGAATATGAATCTAACACAGAAAGAAGCGTTAAGGCAATTACAATCATATTGCAGGGCAAATGGTTTCTCCCTCAATCCATCGAGTTTGCCGAAACATACATACGCTATAATATTGGCGGATGGCGACAACGGAGAAATAACGACACGTTACCCGAACAAGCGTATAAGCGGCTATTACACCCCAAAAGAGTTGTTAATATGGCTTGATGGCTACCACACAGGATTACAAGGGAAATAAGTATTAACCGCAAGCAATTGCACAAAACGGAAAGTATGAATATTATTACAGATAGAACAAAAGCCCCTGCAAAGCTACGCTATAGGGTGAGCAATAACAGCGGAACGATAAACGAAGAATTCGGAAAGGACCAACAAGCCGCTTATGATTTTGCAAACGGAATGAATGAAACGGCAACAATACGCGGGTATTTTGTTTTCAAAAAGCGCGGAGAATGGCAAACTAATACGGTATTTATAGATCACGTGTTTAAATAACCAACTATCCAGGCGTGGAGGCAACAAGCGGAGCGGCACCACCGTTGAAAAATTTGGTAACACGTTGAAATATAGAAAGTTAAACAAAGTTTAAGCTTGCGATATTTAAGATGTAAAATACTGATATTCAATATATTATTTGTATCTTTACAATATCAAAATAACACCTATTAATAACAAGTAAAAGTCAAGAGCAATGAAAACAGAAGAACTTATCAGATACTACAAAGCAAACATTGAAGCTATTGAAAAAGGATTGAACAACGACTCTCTTTCAGCAGATAAAAAATTCAGATTGGGATATACACAACAGGCGTTGGACGGATATAAGTCTGCTTTACAAGAACTTCTTGGAAATAATAACGACTAATAATAGAAGAGAGCAAATGAGCAAAGTAACAGAACTAACAAAAGAGCTTCAAAGAGTGATGTATTCCACTACATATTCATTTGAGATTGATACCGAAGATTATGTTTTCGGATTCAAAAACACAATAAAGAAGCGTACAAAAAGTTTAGCCAAGGCAAGCAAGCTAAAAGTGAAGTTAACCAATGATTGTGGCCGGTTCTTGTCAGAAACGGTGAGAGTTGTTGCTGTGCGCTTCTACAAGAATGGAGAGCTTACCAAAGAATTGAAAGCAGAAAAGATAACAGCAGCGTATAACGGATAAAATATAGAGCAATGAAAACAACTGTAAAAGTGTATTTAAAAGACGAACAAGGTAATAAAGACTGGTTCGTTACCCCTATCAACTTATCATGGCAAGAAGTACGCAAATATTATCTCGGCAATATTTTCAATATGGGGTGCGAAACAGATCACATGATGAAATGTTACAAGGTTGAGACAATAAAATCATCAAATTAAATAAATTTATGACTAAAAGTGACGTTTTTTACGCCATATTTTATATCTTTACACCATAAAAATAAAAAAAAGAGCAATGAAAATTTACACAAGTTATTTCGGAAATTACAGAAAGTTGGCAGCCGCAAACGTAAAAATGATATGTGTTGCGTTAGGGAAGCCAAGATATTATAATGCTCCTCAAATAATAGAGGTTGCACCAAAAAGATATATGCTGGATGATAAATGGACTTATGAAGAATACACGAATATGTATTTGAATGATGTCCTTGCAAAAGTCAATCCACAAGATTTGATACAAACCATCCAGCGACTCAGTGAAGGCAAAGATGTTGCTCTCTGCTGTTACGAAAAGCCGGGTGATTTCTGCCATCGGCATATTTTGGCTAAGTGGCTTACTGAAAAGACAGGTATTGAAATCAAAGAGTTTGGAGTTGTTGAGAAGAAAGAACCTAAGTATGAACAAGCAAGTTTGTTTTGAGTATGAGAAGAAATATTAAGTTTAGAGGTAAACACGTTGAAAGCGGAAAATGGATTATCGGTTGGTTATTTCAAGACGATGACGACCACTTTCCAATGATTCATCAAGGAGGTACACTTGACGATTGGGAGCAAGTGAAGGAAGACTCTGTTGGTCAGTTCACAGGCTTGCTTGACAAGAATGGGGAAGAAATATATGAGGGTGACATTGTTGAACGAATAGTTACAGATGGATATGACTATGGGTTTATAGGTGAAGTGAGTTTTGATAACGGAGTTTTTGGTATAAAACATAAAACTTATAAAGGTTACATTGTGTCAGATTTTGTATATTCCTCAGATTGGAATGATGGGCATGAACATGGAGCCGTTTTATATGAATATGAAATAAAAGGAAATATATACGATAACCCAGAATTATTAGCCAACCATCAATAGCGTTTGATGGAATGCTGCCAGATTTGCCAAGCAAGCGGTGGTTTGACAGCATAGGCAAAAGGGAATTTAGCAAAGATGGTCTATGCGTCGGACTGAAAATCCGAAGAACAAGGTTCGAATCCTTGAGTTCCCACAGCCTTGTATCAATGAACGCACCATTTTCTAAAATTTGAGGTTGTTATGGGAGCAACCGATATATAGAAGAAAATAGTAGATTGAGAGAGTATGGTAAAACCCATATAAGTCCAAAGGGTATCAATCAAGGTAGATCTTCACAAAATCATGTGAATGTTGACTGTGGCTACATGGCGGTTCATAATGTTGGCAGCTCGGAAAGACGAGCGTTTGCGGAAATAGCTCATCGGTAGAGCGTTGGTATTCCAGCCAAAGAGTGGGGTTCGACTCCCTGTTTCCGCTCAACCCTTATAGTAGCGATAAGCAAAAGCAAAAACATTAAAGCTTGTGTAGTTTACGGGGTGATGGAAATTGCCATCTGACACGACTAAAAGAAGCCGAAGGACTGCATAAGTGTTCTTGCAAGTAGCTTGCAGATGATTGATTTTTTGTGTTAAGCCTGCTGGGAATATGCCCGGCAGGCATTTAACGCAAAATGTATATGAAGTTATATACAACTTAAATATATGAGCAATAAAGGACTAATAAGAGCATGTGAAAACTCCGGATGCGGTTGGAAGTGTTGTTCGTTCGGATCAGACGGACATATTGTAATTTTGCCCCATGAACTTGACGGGCATGAAAAAGAAATCTCCCATTTACAGATTATAGATGATGATTACTTTGGCGGTAAAAAGGTAAAATGTATCGCTAAAGACTGCAAATCATGTGATAATGGTTACAAGCCTATTATGTGTAAAACTTATCCTTTGTGGGTAAAATCGGTGAAAAAAAGTTTTGTGTTTCGTAGTGGTAAGTGTCCGTTGAAAAGCGAACAACTTGCTAAGCATAAGGAATTTGTATTAGATGTTTTCGACAGTTGCAGAAAAGCATTGTTGCCTAAAGTTGATATCGATACATTTCTCTCTAAAGCATGGATTGACCGTTACGAACCATTGTTCCCAACTGAAAAAGGAAACATTGAGTACAAAATGCAAGTAAAAGTTTTGTCCATGTCTGATATGTCCGATATTGAAAAGATGGAGCGGACTCTTCTTGCCAATCCGGATATGTGTTTTCCCTCTGAGACGGAAGATATAGTGAAGTGCTTGCAATCCGGTTGCAGTTTCGGGTTGTTGGTAAATGACAAGCTGGTTGCCTACTCACTTGCCTATTGCACTGAATACGGTACAGCCTACGTGGATAAATGCTTTGTTCATGCTGATTATAGGGGGAACGGATTTCAGTATATCCTTCTCAATGCCAATATTGCCAAACTGATTTCCAATGGCTCGCAAGAGATATTTGCTATGACATCGCCTAAGAATGAGGCAAGCATGAAGAGTTTCATCAATGCAGGGTTCTCATTCAAAAGAGATACCAAATACAAAGAAATTGAACGTTTAATCTTAAAGTGGGAACTATGAAAGTTATAGTCTATACCAAGAATATAATAGAAAACATTGAAAAGGCTCAATCATTTGTTAATGTCCCTATTTCGTTAATGTTCAAGGATTTTTATGAAGATATTTATGAGCATATATCGGATAAGATAAGAAATAAGATTTTTGGACTCCATTTAAAAGACAGTATATGCTATTCTATCGGAAAGGCAGTAAAGGGGAATAGCGGTGCTGTGGTTACATCATTTGCGGATGTTTGGAAATATCTTACTATCAATGGAAATGCGTGCCAAGGAATACATAATTTTTATATTCCGATTAATGCATGTGATAATAGAGAAGGCTTAAGCATTTATGAAGCAAGTAAGTTGGTCAATGAAATAAGGACACTTTCAAGCTCCCATATATATGGTTTGATTACTTCCGGTTGTCTGAATGAAAATCACCCTTCGGAAAAAGAACTGTTCCGTATCTGGAACGGTCTGCGTAATGATATTGAGTCTATCAGCTTGGGAGGTAGTTTTTGGCTTGGGCAAAATAGTAAACTGCCTAGTTTCATAAGTGATGTTCGTATTGGTGAATATATGTTGTTTGGTACAATCCCATATTGTGTTGACAAAGAAAAGCAAGGTCTTAATGGAATTGAGTTACAAGCAAAGGTTATAGGCATTTATCCGGAGCGTAACCAACTCATTATTGATTGCGGTTATTCAATGGCAGATATGTACAAATGCCGGATTTACTATCACACCGATTTGAAATATGAGTACAGTTCCAGTGAATATTCAATAATGCAATGTGAGCATGTTTCGGATTATCGCATTGGTGATGTGATTTATATTGTTCCTGATTATAAATCCTTGGTTAAATTGAAATATGCAGAACATGAATATAGATAAACCTTGGATTGACTATATTGCCAAACGTACGTTTGGCATGGAGTTGGAGTTTGCCGATGGTGACAAACAGCTTATCCCACTTTCATCCGGTTACAAGTGGACGGACAACAAACTAACCATGATGAACAACTCGGACGGTTCGGCAGTTACGCATCACGGTCAGTTTGGCGGTGAGATAAACACTCGACCGTACCATTATTGTGCAGAAGATCTGCAAGAACTGAAGGACTTCATTCAGACCATGAAAGATGCAGGAAGCTATCTTATGTGGAATGAAGGTTTTGATGCACATCTGTATATCAAGGATATGGATTTGGATGTTATCAAACGCATGTTTGTTCTATCCTACTATACTGCATATCCTATCAAGCGGATATTTGACATCGCCGAGTGGTGGGAAACGAAATACCTCGTGCCTAGTCCACCTTGGGATGTGGTAAGGCGTGTACTGGAAGCCGATAATATCGATAACTTGCTGAAGATCTTTAGCAATGGTTCAGACAGAGGGCATATCCGGTATTGGCTTAATTTATGTTCTATTGGAAAGATAGGAACGGCAGAATTTAGGATCTTCAATAGCTCCTGGGATTTCGATAAAATACTGGAGACAATCAAATTCATGTATTCGTTTGTGGAGTACGCCTACCTGCATGAAGATATGGAAGAGTATAAGCAACTCACCACAATTGATAAGTGCCTTGAAGTGTTCAATATAGACTATTCTAAGGTTCCCCAAAGACATAAACCGTTACTTTGGGCAGCAGAACACTCGGATAATGTTACAGTGGTAGGCTCCATGTTTAAGAAATCCAACCGTATGCTTTCCTTTATCAAGAAAGAGGCCTCCAAATTCGATGTAGCCCATGTGGTAAACTCGTATTATATGGATATAGAGCAGGTACTTACCAACCGTGAAATTAAGGTGTATACAAAGGAGTATTTTATCTACATGATGTATAAAGCAATCAAAGGTGAAATACAAGAATTACGCTTTAATGAAGAATATAAGTTTCTAAGTATCAAATCCGAAAATCCTGCTGAAATTATTGCCACTATTCACCTTTTTAATGCCATCAAGAAGCATAAGAACTCACAGGATATTTATCACAAATCGCTTTATGACGATTTTATGGCAAAGTTGGAGCATTACCATAAGAAGTATACGGAACGTTATCAAAATATAGTAGATAACCTTAAAAGTAAGTCTATTGAAGTGCTTTATTGTGCTGATATATCGGATGCGATTCTTAATTGTAAAGAGGATGATATACTAATCTATCAGAATGAATTTCATTCCGGCATGAAAGCTACAAGTAACGCATTGCAACGTTTCTTGATGGATGACCTCGGATGGCAAGAACGAATTAAAACGAAATATGCAGAAATAGATGAAGAACAAGTTAATTACATGGCTCTCTCGCAGCATGGATTTATGGGCAGAAGAGAGGTATTCAAAGACCAACGCACATATATTTGGTCTAATGTGGTAGAAAGTGGAGACAGCAGTTTTAAAAGGCGTACTATCATTCCTTTAAAATATAAACGACTGCCGGATGATTATATGCTTACGGATAAAAGCAAACTCCGGTTTGTACGTGCTTCTATGGCAGAGATTGATTATCTGCGTATGATTTACTTGAAAAAGGGTATTATCCTCGGTTCTGCGCCATTCTGTTACTTATGGTTCTTGGATGATTATGTGTTCGGGGCTTGTATGTTTGATTTCCTGAAGGTAAGCAAATACGGCATGGATGCAGTTTTGATGAAGTCGGATTTCGTGATAGACCATCCATTGCCCAAATTGAGTAGATTGCTAATTATGGGTGTACTTTCGTCAGAGTTCAAAGATGAATTGGACATAAGATATAAACATGAATGTGGAGTGATTGCCACTTCTGTATTTACCGATAAACCGGTAAGTATGAAGTATCGGGGAGTGTTTAAACTGCATGAACGCTGTGTTGGTAAACTCCATTACATACAAGATGCAGGTATTCGTGGAAACTTAGATGATATTTTAAAAGATTTTGTGAAAAAATACGGTGATGAGCCGAGAAAGGAATAATATGGGAAAATTCAAGATAGCGGAAGTGCAGTTATCTGACATTAAGCTGGTCAAGAAAAATGCGCATTTCATGCAGCAGGACACGTTTAATGCCTTAGTGAATAACATTCGTAGGGACGGTCAATTATCGTCTGTACCATTTTGCGTAAAGCATTCGGATGGTTCTTATACGGTAGTGAGCGGTAATCACCGAACACAAGCGGCAAAAATGGCCGGGCTTACTTCCATCCATGTTATGTACATAGATGAAGAGGAGACTACAAACGATTGGTTGCTGGCAACACAATTGTCACATAACAGTATAGTTGGGCAGGACGATGCGGAGATTTTGAAGCAATTGCTTGATGAAATAACAGATGTCGCACTGAAAGAGTATGCGCATATCAGCAATGAAGTTCTGGAAAGCGTAAAGGATATCAACTATACGGTTGAAATGCCGAATAACGAAATCGTTCCTGTAACTCTTATGTTTGTTGATACGCAGAAGGTTTCGTTTGATAAACTCATGGAAACGTTGGAATGTTATTCAGAAAAAGAGCTTGGTAATCTAACTTTGGTGGATATGGACACAATGCGCCGGTTGAATGAGGTGTCGACTAAAGTTCAAGCCAAATATAAAATCAAGGCGCAGGCACTAAGTATTTGTAAGATGTTGGAAATCGTAAACAATGTATTGGAGGGAAATAAAGATGGCACAGAAGTACAGGCTTAATACAAGGCAAAAGAAAGCGAAATTCCTAAAAGCTTTGGACGCAAGGATGCTGAATGTTACCGCAGCTTGTGAGGCTGTGGAAATATCACGCTCAATTGCTTATAAATGGAAAGCGAATGATCCAGATTTTGCCGAAAAATGGAAAGAAGTAGAAGAAAGTTTCTATGATAAGCTAGAAACGACAATGTTTGCTAAAGCTTTGACGGAACACGATAATACTATGCTTATTTGGTTAAGTAAGACTAAAATGAAGCATCGCGGTTACGTTGAAAAAGTAGAGCAAGATTTGAGTATTAATCCATTTGAGAAATTAATGCAAGAATTGCCAGACGATGAGGAATGAGCAAAGATGAAAAGTCTATACGATACATGAAAGCATGGCGAGAGGATTGGTGCAAGTTCGCTCATGATGTTCTTCATTCAAGACTAGACAAAGAGCAACAAGCTATTCTTCAATCCGTTCAGCATAATCCAATGACTGCTGTAGCATCGGGCACAGCTCGTGGGAAAGATTACATTGCAGCTTGTGCATCTATGTGCTTCATGTATCTTACTCCACGTTGGAAAGAAGGTAAGTTAGTTAAGAATACCAAGATTGCCATGACAGCTCCTACAGCTCGTCAGGTTCAAAATATAATGATACCTGAAATATCCCGTTTATTTAGAAATGCAGGGTTCTTGCCCGGACGTCTACTATCTTCCGGCATTAAAACAGATTACGAAGAGTGGTTTCTAACGGGGTTCAAAGCTGGTGATGACAACACAGAAGCATGGTCTGGTTTCCATGCTGTAAATACCATGTTTGTTGTTACTGAAGCTTCCGGTATATCAGAAGCGACATACAACGCTATTGAAGGTAACTTACAGGGTAATTCCCGCTTTCTCATAGTGTTCAATCCTAATGTTACTACCGGTTACGCAGCTCGTGCCATGAAGTCTGACCGTTTTGCAAAATTCAGACTTAGCTCTCTAAATGCAGAAAATGTAGTAAAGAAGCAAATTGTAATACCCGGTCAAGTGGATTATGAATGGGTAAAAGACAAGGTAATAAATTGGTGTTCTCCCATTCAAAAAACAGATTTCAATGAGGGAGAAGGCGATTTCAATTGGGAAGGTAAACTATACAGACCTAACGATTTGTTTCGCGTCAAGGTACTTGGTATGTTTCCTAAAGTGTCGGAAGATGTTCTCATCCCTTATGAATGGATAGAAATAGCAAACAGGAATTGGCAGGAGTTACAGGAAAATGGTTTTATCCCAGCCAAATCTTGTAAGTTAGGTGTTGACGTTGCCGGTATGGGACGCGATAACAGTGTGCTTTGTCCGCGATACGGTAACTACGTTTCTCAATTTGAAGTTCATCAATCTGCCGGGCGTGCGGATCACATGCATGTGGTAGGTATGATGATTCCCTATCTAAAGAAGAAAGGAGCAAAAGCATTTATTGATACTATTGGAGAGGGAGCAGGTGTCTATTCTCGTTTGTTAGAAGAAAAATTTACAAACGCTTTTTCATGCAAATATTCGGAAGGGGCAGATGGCTTACACGATATTACTGGCGAATATGAATTTGCAAATATGAGAGCATACCTATATTGGGCTTTACGTGACTGGCTTAATCCTAAAAATGGTTTTGGTGCCGCTCTCCCACCCTGCGATCAGTTAATGGAGGAGGCTACCGAAACCAAGTGGAAGTTCCTTAGTAATGGAAAGATTATCATTGAGCCTAAAGAAGATATCAAAAAACGTATTAAACGTTCTCCTGACTATATGGATGCATTAGCGAATACGTTTTATCCTAGAGATTATAGCTTTATTAGTGATGAAGAGTTGCTTAAAGACTTTTTGTAGTTGTGTTTTTTTAGTACCTTTGTAACCGAAAACACTCCTTGTTTGTGTTTTCATTGCTCTTATGTGCGCTGGCTTGTGAAAGTCGGCGCATTTCTATTGTACGGTGAGCTGTTTTCTTATTGTGCACCTACCTTAGAGGCGTGCAGAGAAAGACGGAACAAATGGCTGCAAAGTCATTGATACAAGTTATGGTAAGTGATTTGGAAGAGAGAGTATCGCATACCCTCTCTTTGTTTCTGGTATTATTTTCCAACAAGTAATAGTAACAGCCAAAAAATACCTAATACTATGGCAATAAATTCGTATGGATCTTCTCTTAAATAATTAAGAAAAAATTTAATTTCTTGTATTATTTTTTGCATATATATTATTTTACAAAGCTATTTCGTGTTCAAGTTCTTTAGATATGGCTTTATTGATAAACTCATTAATTGTTGTTCCAGTGCTGGAAGCAAAAGCGGCTACACGGGAATGTAAGTCTGGTGACATACGTAGATTTAACTTCCCACTATAAGGCTTTTCAGGCTGTATATTTCTTTCTTTACAGTTTTCAAGATAAAAGTCTATAGATTCCTCAAAGTCTTTACGGACCTCATCTACAGACTTTCCTTCATAAAGGATTGACGCTTTTCTCATCCCTTGCACTTTGCCAAACAGACAATTGTCTTCCGGACTGTATTCTACAGAACCGGAATATCCTTTGTATTTTAAAAGTCCCATACTACTTTGTTTTAGATTGTTTATATTTCTCAATCAAATTGTTTTTCTTTATATGCTCAATTATTCCTTTTATCACGTATGATTTCAAAATGCTTCCGGGATGTGGCTTATGTAAAATGAAAGGAGCTTCTTCGTCTGGTCCTATAAACTCAACACGGGAACCTGATGTAGCACCTTTGTTGCTTTCCTTGTATCCAAAAATCCCGAATAAGCGTTTTGCTTCATCATAGGTAAAATCCTTTGGGCATGACAAAATACGTTCTATTAGTTTTTCCTTTGTACCCATAATCGTTTGTTTATGCAAAGGTACTAAAAATAGTACCAAATACAAACAGATAATATAAAATATTGTATTTAAGGTAAGTTTTTCTGTTGAATGTGACATTTTTACAGCCACTTTTATTATATTTGCATCATAGCATTTGATGCTAACGTGCTCCTTCACGTTACCGGGTAGTACGTATTGTGCTATCCGGTTCCTTTTTGGAGCAGTATCATGTGTAACTAATCACCGTATGAAGGAGTACGGAACTACATTATGAACACAATTAAAATTTTTGAGAATGAGCAATTCGGAAAGGTAAGAATTGCGATGGGTGAAAATAACGAACCTTTCTTTTGCTTGGCAGATGTATGCCAGATTTTGGATTTGATTCCCAGTAAGGTAGCGCAAAGATTAGATAAGGATGTACTTTCAAAGTATCCCCTTGAAACAGCCGGTGGAATCCAACAGGCAAATTTTGTTGATGAGGATGGTTTGTATGATACAATATTGGATAGTCGTAAGCCTGAAGCTAAAAAGTTCCGCAAATGGGTAACAAGCGAAGTGTTGCCATGTATCCGTAAGACAGGTGGCTACATCGCTACCAAAATGGACGACACTCCAGAAGAAATCATGGCACGTGCGCTTATTGTGGCACAAGAAACACTGAAACGAAAAGAACAGCGTCTTATAGAGGCTGAGCAGAAGATCCAAAAAGATGCTCCTAAAGTCCTTTTTGCCGATGCTGTATGTACCTCTCAACGTTCGTGCCTTATTGCTGAATTGGCAAAAATTCTCCAACAGAACGGAGTGAATATCGGTCAGAACCGTTTGTTCGGTTGGATGCGAGAGAACGGTTATCTTTGCCAAAAAGGTGATTATTATAATCAGCCAACGCAGAAATCTATGAAATTGGGACTTTTTGAGTTGAAGAAAACATCAATTACCAAGCCGGATGGTTCGGTATTGGTAACAACCACTACCAAAGTAACCGGCAAAGGACAAATATATTTCGTGAATAAATTCCTATCTAAATAATCAATATAAAAAAAGGTGTCAAGTGACACTTTACTATATTTATGGACGAAATAACAGCTATATTAGACATTACGCGCCCGGTTGATAATATCATCAACGACTTAAAAGGAAAGTCAGTCTATGTCCCCTCATGGGATAATCTTATTAAAGACTATGAACCAACATTGCATTCGATAGTAAATGATAACATTGGTCGAAAAGATAAGGTAAAATCTGATGGTACGGTAGAAAAAGCTTCCCGTATTTATATCGGTCTTGAAAAACTCCTTACAAAACGGATGACAGAGTTTATGTTTTCCATTCCAGTAAAACGTGTCTATCATAATATTGAGAACAATGAAACTCGCCAACAAATAGCGAAAGCAATTGAGAATATATACAAGTATGCTCGTATAGACAGTGAGAATATTAAACGTGGCAACGCCTATTTTGCGTCATGCGAGGTATTTACCATTTGGTATACGGTTGAAAATCCCAATTCTCTATATGGTTTTCAAAGTAAATTTAAGCTGAAATGCAAGACCTATTCCCCGATGGAGGGCGTCGGGCTGTATCCGTTGTTTGACGAGTTGGGAGATATGGTTGCTATGTCTTTTGAATACAAGAAGAAAGTCAAGGACGAAGAAATTGCTTTTTTTGAAACATATACTTCTAAGATCCATTACAAGTGGAAGCAGCAAGGATCTGGGTGGGAACAAATCAAAGCGGAACCAATAGCTATATTGAAGATCCCCGGTGTTTATGTTCATCGCCCAGTTCCTATTTATCATGGTTTGTCTTATTTGCGTAATGAGATAGAATATACCCTTTCTCGTAATAGTGATGTTATCGCCTACAACAGTGCTCCTATCCTTAAAATTGCAGGGGCTACACAAGGAAAAGAAGATAAGGGGGAAAGCCGTAGGATATTCCGTGTTGAAAATGGAGGTGATGTGTCTTATGTTTCATGGTCTCAGGCTATCGAAGCACTAAAGTACCATGTAAGTACCCTGATTAGTCTATTCTGGTCACAATCACAAATTCCGGATATATCATTCGAGAACATGAAAGCATTAGGAAATATCGGGTTTGATGCTAGACAGACCTTGCTGACTGATGCCCATCTGAAAGTAGGTGATGAAAGTGGTGATTGGATAGAATCGTTTGAGCGTGAATGCAGTGTAATCAAGGCTTTCTTGAAAAGCATGAATACTTCATGGGTTAAAGAGATTGACAATGTAGAAGTTGAGCATGTCATTACTCCGTTTATCCAAATGGACGAGGATGCAATGACTGATAGACTTATAAAACAGAATGGTGGCAAGCCAATCAAGAGCCAGTTGCAAACTATTAGAGAAGCTGGTTCTAATAATGCGGAGGCAACTTTGGATCAGATACATAAAGAAGATGCGATGGATTTACAAGCAAAACAATCAAGAATGAACGGTTTATTTGAAAGTGCGGAATAACATGAAAGTACCAATAGATAATATGACCTTTGCCGAAAGCGAATACCTTAGAGGAAATAAAGTATGGAAAGCCCAGACACTTTATAATTTCGCGAAAGCAAAGGAATACCCTGTACGTGATATGCCATTGTGGAATATAGACCTGACTGTTGAACCGTTTGAGTGCAGCCAGCTTCATAGTTTTATCTTTCAATGCAAACGTGTTCGTGATTGTTCTTTAGACTACCCTATTATACTGGATGAAGTAGGACAAATAGCAGATGGATACCATAGATTATGCAAAGCTATTTTAGAAGGTAGAAAAACGATTAAGGCTATCAGGCTGCTGGAAATGCCGGCACCTGATAGAATTGAGGAGGGATAAATATGAAAAGACATTCAAAGATAATTACGGTAGAATATGTAGTATAAGATTGTCCTATCTGTGGCAAAATTATAGTGAAGCATTATTTATATCCGATGGTTGATAAAAGAAAGAACAAATTTGTATATGGCAAAAAAAGTAATAACACAATCTAAGTATCATTGTCGGGATTGCGTGCATAGCTATGACCGGCACGAGAAGAACTTGAAAGGTGAGTTCTTCATGTGCCGTTGTCCGTTTTTCACTTCCAGCCGCTTTCTTAACCGTGACGTATGTGACAAGTTCAATAAGAAATGAGCCAATCTTAAAAACAGAACAATCTTTTTTGTCTTACCACCGTGATTTTTCTGCCTACTCTAATAAATAGATTAAAAACAAACCAATATGTCAAAACCTAAGATTCCGAATCAAAAGAAGAAATATCAAGAGCTTAACACAAGGCTGAATAAATATGTAGCTTTAGTGGAGCATATATATGATGTTCTGAATTTGGAAGCTGCTAAAGCTGTATTACGCACTGATTATTCATCTAATAGTGAAAATCCTTTTAAATGGTCTGATTACCCACAGACTAAAAAACAGATAGAGGATATACAGGCTCAATTTGTTAATTATATTCATACGATTATCTATCGAGGTATTAGTGAAGAATGGAAAAATAGTAATGAAGTGCAAGACTTGATGGCAAATAAAGTTCTAAAGGCTTATAATGCCCAAGTTGATGGGGAAAAATACAAAGTCTTATATCAAGTAAACTCTGATGCTTTGAAAGCGTTCCAAAACCGCAAGGATAAAGGCTTTAATGTCTCTGCCAAACTTTGGCAACAATCCACCATTTATAAACAAGAACTTGAAGCAGCTATATCTTGCGCTATTCAGAAAGGAACAAGTGCTATTACTTTGAGTAAACAAATCTCTAAATATCTGCTTGATTTTCCATCACTGCAAAAAGATTATAAAGACAAGTATGGTAGTGCAGAACATTTAAAGGATTGCGAATACCGTTCTATCCGACTGGCTCGATCTGAAATTAACATGGCTTACCGGACTGCTGAAAATGAGCGTTGGAAACAAATGGATTTCGTTGTGGGGTACGAAATAAAGCTAAGCTCTTCACATCATCACCGTATGCCACATGGGGATATATGCGATAGGTTAGCAGGTAAATATCCTAAAGATTTCGTTTGGACTGGCTGGCATCCGAATGATTTATGCTATAAAATACCTATCCTTAAAACAGAAGAAGAGTTTTGGGAATGGGATGGTAGAAGTGAATCTACGACTGAAAGTGTGAATGAAGTCAAGGATGTACCGAATGCATTTAAACAGTGGATTGGCACAAATTCCCAACGCATAGCAGATGCAAAGAGAAATGGAACTTTGCCATATTTTTTAAAGGATAACCCGTCATATCTTAAATAATAACTGCTTATATACAGATACATTCAGTTTCATAACACGGAGTACAAGATTATTTTCGTACTATGTGTCTTATTATAATAGTTTAACAATTAAAGTGAAGTAAAAAGAATCACTTTTCGTATATTTGCATAAAGCATGTGAAGTTACATGCAACCGAACTTGTCGTGAATACATTCATTGCTCTTAATGTATGATTAAGAAGGTTGACGGTCTGCTTGCATGTAATGTTTTGCAGGCCGTTTTTATTAATTAAAACATTGTACAATGGATAGAAAACAACAGGTTTTGTTGAAATTGAAACCGAAAGTGAAGGCGTTCGGGTTCAATAAAAAAGAGGTGATGGGTATCGCTGCTAGAATTGCCGATAACCTAACCTCCACAGATGATGCCTCCGATGAGGACGTAAACGCAGAAATTGAAGCAGCTATTGATGCGGTTCTCCCCTACCTGCAAGTCAGCCAGTCTTTTGCAAATCGAGTAATCGAAGAAAACCGCAAAAAGAATGGCGATGACGAAACCGATGACGGCGATGATACATCATCGAACACTTCAAACAATCGTCAGACGGGTTCAAACAAAAATGATCCTCAGCAGAATAAAAGTAATGATGATGCTCCAGCATGGGCAAAGGGATTGCTTGACAAGGTTGATACACTTACCAATGAAATTTCGGTATTGAAAGGTGAAAAAGTCACTACATCAAGAAAATCCAAGCTCAACGAGTTGCTCAAAGATTCGGGTTCTTTCGGCAGTCGCATCCTGAAAAGTTTCGACCGCATGAAATTTGAAACCGAAGAGGAGTTTGACGAGTTTTATTCGGAAGTTGAGGAAGACCTGAAGAATTACAACCAAGAATGTGCAGATGCAGGTTTGTCTACATTGGCTAATCCGCCTGCCGCAAGTGGTAAAAGTTCGGGAAAACAAGATGAAGTGATTAGTGACGCTGAAATCAAAGCGTTGGCTGACACATTCTAAACATTAACAAAAAACTAAGTATTAAAAATGGGTGCAACAGCAAATTTAGCAAGTGAATTGCAGGTGATTACTTCTGGTCTTGATTCGGTTGTAATCAGACGATACGGTGCTGGTATCATTGGTGGTCGCACGCTTGATGTCAGTGGTTATCCATATGATGTAATTAAGGCTGGTCATGTTATTATCGCATCAGATGATGACGAAACACTATTCAAACCTATGCCGCTAAAAGCATCGAATTATGCTCAATATGATACATTGCCCGGTAGCCATCATTATGTAGGTGTATTGGTAAGAAGCGTTACAAAGGATGCTCCTTTAGCAGCAATCATGTACGATGGTGAAGTGAATGATAAAGCAAGTCCGTATTCAGTGGATGATATCAAAACTGCAATGAAGACGGAGTTGCCTGGATTAGTATTCATGCACGATTAAAAGAGGAGGTAAAAAATGGTACAATCACAATTTGTGGAGTACATCAGAAAAATCTTTCCGAGACTCCAGAATGTAGTAGATACAGTGAACGGCAAGCGGAACGGTGACAACAAACGCACCTATTTGCATAAATCTATGTTGAGAAAGGTTTATTCGGCAGACCAGAAATGGTCTAACGCTGCGGTAAACACTACTTATGTAGCAGCCGACATGGTGTCGATGAACTCGCCACTTCCGATTAAAAGCCGCGATGCCATTGCTCACGCCAATGGTTCTCTGCCGAAAATCGGTATGAAAAAAATCATGTTTGAATCGGATATCAATACCGTTAACATAATGAAAGCGCAAGGTGCGGAATGGACGAACATCGCGAATAAGCTGACTTCCGACCCGATTGCTTGCTCTGTCGGTATTGACGAACAGAATGAAGCGAACTTCCTGACCGGATTGTCTAATGGCATTGTAGCTGTGGAGGATGAAAACAATACCGGTACGGCTTTGCGTATCAATTTCGGCTATCTGCCTGAAAACTGTTTTGGTGTTGAGACGCAGAATGAGCTTACGCTTGATGACATTAAGCGTGTATTGGCTTATGCTGACAATAACGGCGACACAATCATCACTATCTGCATTGCATTGTCAACCTACAACAAGTTGCGTCAGACGCAAGGGGCAAAAGAACTGGTAGCCAATTATCGCGGTCAGACTTTTGACAGTAATACAAAGCTCCCTGTTCCGACAGCATCTTTGTTTGACGAAGCATTTGCGGATGATAACAACGGGGTTGCTTTCCTGAAAATTGACCGTTCAATCATCTCAGAGAAGAACGGCAAAAGGAAACCGTACAAGCCGTGGAACCAGAACAAGTTGATTTTCCTTACCACAGAAGAAGTCGGTGCTTTGGTGTGGGGAACGCTTGCGGAAAAGACAAATCCGGTAGAGGGTGTTGTTTATTCAACCGTTGATGAGTACAAACTCATCAGCCGTTACAGAACAACGGAGCCGTTTACCGAAACTACGAGTGGGCAGGCTCTTGTGCTCTCTGTTATTGAGAACGTGGATCAAATCTACTCTCTTGATATTTCGGAAGCTCAGGCGGTAGATACCTCAGCTGAAACTTCTGACAGTACGGATGTGAAAATCACTATTTGGGGAAATACTTACAAGAAGCCGCAGTTTGTCAAGGAATTCAATAAAATAACAGGCAAAAATCTAGCTTCAACTATTGCAGATGACAAGCTGATTGCCGCCGTGAACAGGCTGAATGACTTTGACGAAGCGAAATTGAAATCCGCAGTTGAATCTCATAAATCAGAATAAGCCATGAAGACAATACAGCAAGCTCTCGTAGACGAAATACACTATCCGATTTCTATCGGTTTTGTAGAGAATGTGATGATTAAACGTAATCTCAATGGTGATGATGAGTTTGGTTATGATATAGATCATTCTAACGAATACCAGGGAGCTTTAGCTGATTGTCTTTGGTCTTTGGTCCAGGCTATCAATTTCTCTGAAGCAGACAAGTCCTTCGGGGCTTTATCTGATAAAGATAAAGAACGGATACTTTTACGTGTTAACTCCATTTACAAGACTATTGGTGAACCTTTAGTAGAACTGGAGGCAAAACCAACGGTATATGTAGGTGATTGTTTGTTGTAGTATGGCTGTTTTGAGTAGAAATCCACATCGTTTGCAATACCTTGTATCTGCTTCAGGATACGAGGATGAAAACGGAGATTACCATTCGGGTGAAGAACATTGGGAAGGTGAAATTCCCTGTGATGCTGTTCCTGCCGGTGAATCGGATGAAAGGGAATTTGAAGATGGCATAATACGTAAATACTCTTATGAGGTTTGTAATATACCAGCAAACTGCCGTGCTTTTACAATAGGAGATAGAGTCAAGATAAGTCTGCTCGGAGGAATAGAAAGAGAATTTGAAGTGAAAGGTTTTCATCGTTACCAGCTTCAGTGCAAAATTTGGGTTTAGGATATGGGTATAAGAATGGCTACCAAACTTGATGAAATTCATAATACACTTATGAGGGAGGCACAACGGGTTGAAAGGCTAACAATACGCGCTTTGTCGTATCTTGGAGAACAATGTGTTATCAGGGTACGTGATAGAGGTGGTGATAAAAGTTGGTATGATCAGTCTGGTAATTTGCGTAGCTCAGTTGGCTATGTAATAGCCCATAATGGCAGTATTATCCAATACTCAGACTTTAATCAGGTGAAGCAGGGTTCACAAGGTGTAAAAGTCGGCAAAGACTTAGCAGAAGAACTGGCTAGAAGATATTCCAATGACTATGCTCTTGTTATTGTTGCCGGAATGAATTATGCTGAATATGTGGAAGCGATGGATAACAAGGATGTGCTTGCGTCAACGGAGCTATGGGCAATAGACCAAGTACCCAAGATGCTTGAAAAATTAAAGATACAGATTGCTAAATGATGAAATCGGACATTGAAATATCAAAATTTGTATATCACAAGATTAAAGGATCAATCCTTGAAAGAAGTGTAACCGGGAAATTGAGTGATAGGGGTAGACCAGATAAATCGGACAAGGAGGATATTGTCATATCTGTACTTGCCAATGAGGGATGCGGTCAGATCCAGCGAGCTTATGTGAATGTCAATGTTTATGTTAGGGACCAATGGAATTCTAGAACAAAAGCATGGGAAAAGCATACACTCCGTATAGGGGAATTGTGTGACTTGTGTAAGTTTCTCTTTTATATACGTAAAGAAGAGTTTCATACAGTTCCTAAAGAATGTAGTCAAAAAGTCATGTCTACCGGTGTTTCTTTTGAGGATGGACACACGGAACATTTCATCAACAACAAGCTGTATATTGAGATAAATAACGAATAAGTATTAACTATATTAAGCAATATAGAACTATGGCAGTAATTGGATGGGGTAAGCCCCGTATTTTTATTAAAGACCTTGATGCAGTATCACCTGCATGGGAAGAATTGCCTACTCCGGTAGAGGATTCCACACAGTTGACAACGACAAAAGGTGACAAGAAAGAAGCAAAGATTGAAGGAGGAGAGAACGAGGATGTAAAGTATGGAAAAAACACCTATGCTCTTACTTTCAATATTCGTGCTGCAAAAGGGCGTAAGCGTCCTATAAGTGATAGTGATGGAGTGGTAGCACATAATTATGCTGTTGCTTTACAGCCTGAAGATCCTGATGTTCAGGGATTCTGTATGGAAAAAACTACCGTTTCTGTTGAGGATTCATTTACAGCGGCAGATGGTGGTATTTGGGCGTATACCTTTGATGCTTTGAAGCCGGGTTCGGACAAAAAACAGATTCAATGGGGTAAGATTATAACAACGCCTACTTCTGGTAAGCCGACTAAGGTTGAATGTGACCCAGAAGATGAATCTGGAGATGGAGATAAATTTGAAGTTGCTCCTAATCCTAGTTAGGTGGATAGTTTTTCAGGATGATAGCCTGCCGTGGGGGCTTTATACCCACGTGTATTGCGGAAATGGTGTAATGGATGCACGTATGTCTACCAGGCATTAGGTTACAGTTCGAATCTGTGTTTCCGCTCGATTTTGAAAATTTGGTTTGTTATTCATATGTCTTTTCATGCCGGTTGTCTGTGAAGATATCCGGCATTAATTAAAAAAACAAGAACCGTTATGTTAGAAGATGGGAAACTTATAGACATGGACATTGCGGATACTATAATTGAACGTCCACATGGTTTTAAAGTAAATCAACGTCAGTTTTATCTATATCCGGTTACTCTTGGAAAAACATACCTAATATCAAGGCTTGTGGAGTGTCTTGGCATAAATCTGGAAATTATCAAGGCTAATCCGTATATGGAAGCGTTGAGAATATGTCAGGAAAAAAAAGAAAGCGTGTGCCGTATTTTGTCCTATCATACCATCAATAAGAAAGAAGAATTGTTTGATTATGATTTTGTACAAGAAAGATGTAATTTCTTCTATAAAGAAATAGATAATGACAGTATGGCACAACTATTGGTTATGGTATTGTCAGAAGGAGACATATCAGCATATATAAAACACCTTGGAATAGATAAGGAAAAAGAATGGCAAGCAAAAGCCATGAGAGCCAAGAAGGATAATAATTCTCTTACATTTGGCGGCAAAAGCATATATGGCACATTGATAGATACAGCTTGTCAACGGTACGGATGGACTTTTGAATATGTTGTTTGGGGTATTAGCTATGCCAATTTACAATTGCTCCTTGCCGATTCCGTAACGTCCATATATTTGTCTGACGAGGAACGTAAGCGAGTTAACATACCTCAAGACCGTGATATCATCAATGCCGATGACCCTGCAAATATGGCAAAAATCAAAGCCATGAAATGGGATTAAATACGACAAATAGAACAGTGCGATAAATAAAAGGCAAAAAAATCACGAGGGTTATACAAAAACTCTCGCGATTTATCGGTGAAATAGGATAATCAGAAAATGACTATTCTACTATTACTACGGTATTGTTTGCTACTGATGCATCAAACTCATAACCGATTTTCATCTCAGCCTTGGAACCACAAGGCAGAGGGATACAGGTGCAGCAGAATATTACAACAGATAAAGGAGTCCTGTTTTTTCCTGTTATATATACTTCAGATGATGAGAAGTTCACATTATCACCAGATGGCAAAGTTAAATAGCGCATCCTGATTCCTAATCTTCCCTTGGTTCCAAACCATGCAGATCTTTTCGCCTCATACACTACCCCCTTGGCTATAGTTCCGGCCGGTATGGCTACAACCTTGTCTATGATAACATCTCTGGAAACTTTAAAATCAATATTCTGCCCCTCATGTGCTTTGGAGGCTCTGACATTACTTATGGATTCCAAAGGAACAATTGTACCAGCTTTAATGATAACTTCTTTTTTTTCTTGAGCAAAAGCTGTTATTGAATAAAGAAATACGGTCAGTAAAAATAAAACTTTCTTCTTCATAATGTAAATACTAATGTTAATTTTAATGTTCACAACTTTTTATTGCCATTTTAAGTGCTTCTTCAAGTCTGTCTGCATATTTGAATATATCATCCATGTTGTCAATCTGAATCCATTCACAACTCTTATATTGGTCTGCCGGTATTCCTATTTGCTTTTTTCTTGCTCCAATAGAAACACGGCATATCCAGAACCATTGGCTGTTATCGATATTTACAACGAAGTAACTTTTATAGTCTTTATAGGTTATGCGTGACACATCCACGCTTTTTCTTAAAATGCTTCTTACGATGTTGTAGGCATCTAATTCCTCTTGTGTTGTTACGACACCGGATTCTTTATCCATGTATACAACTCCGTCCGGGAGTTTCTCTTCTGTATCTTCTGTGGAAGTATTTATGGATGTATTGTCTATCGTTTGGAGTGAGTCAGATGTTTGCTCGCTGTTTTTTATAGCTGTATTTAGTCTATCTGAAATAATATCATTAATAACAGATGTGATGGATTTCTTTACGAGTGGTGTAAACATATCTATCACCTTCGATGTGATTTGACCTGAAGTATAGGCTTGACGTGCGAAGAATCGAACAAATTCTGCTGTAGGTGATGCAAATTCGTTATTCAATATTGATTTTATTTCTGTCGTGTATTTCAATTCGTTTGCCGTACTTAGAACATCCTCTTCATTGTAATATGACTTATGGAATTTCTTTAGTTGCTCTATATCCGCATCTGATAAGTCAAGCATGTTCACGATAAGAAAAGGTTTCTCATCCATAATATTGATTTTCTCCAAGTCGGTGTAAAATCTATATTCTATCCCATTGGTAAGCACGCCAAAACGGGCTTTTGACGCTACAAAATATTTTTGTAGTTGGGTGTCATGCAGGTTTAGGTCTTGCTTGCAGTGTTTGCATTCTATAAGAAGTATAGGATTTTCATCCTTCATTATGGCATAATCGATTTTTTCTCCTTTTTTCTTTATTAAGTCACAATCCATTTCAGGCACGACCTCAAAAGGGTTAAAAACATCGTATCCTAAGGCTGCAATCATTGGCATTATAAATGCGTTTTTTGTAGCTTCTTCTGTAGCTATCTTGTCTTTTTGTTTTTTTATATTATCAGATAGCCGTACAACTTGATCCTTAAAATCCATTGCTCTGCTTTTTACGTTGTAATATTTTACAAATATATATTTATATAATAATATAAA